TCGGCAGGACTTGGAAACAAGTACCCTTTATCGTGAGAGAGGGCTGTGATTTTAGATTGCAGATGAGAGTGACTTCATAGGACTGGTTTCGAAAAGCTTTCAACGAATAGAGTAGTCATAATGATAGCTATAAAGATTTATCTGGTGCTATCCTACTCTAGGGCTGATAACTCGGTACAGTTTAGAAGTATACGCCAAAGTGTCAGCCCACAACCAAAACAGAAAGGAAAATTATGAGTGACTTAAATTTATATAATGTAGTTGATAATCTTGTCATGGTTAGAAACTCACTTAGTGACTTTGTTAATTCAAAAGTCAAAGACATTGATAGTGGGGAGATGCATTTCTATATTTCTAAACTTAATAAAGAAATTAAAAATGTTCAAAAGTTCTATCCATATCTTGATTACGACAAAATGATTAGTGATGACAGATAAAACTATAAAAATATTTGTCGAAGGTGGCATAGTTTCAGATGTACTGAATGTGCCACCAGATTGGGATTATGAAATCATTGATTTAGATGAGGAGGAATGATGAATGCAAAAAGCATTTACCAACCATTTGTTGGAACTTTTATAAATTTAGGAAAACTAAAACATTATGAAGAGTTTTCTGAAATATGGGAAGGTAGATATAAAGGAGGTACTATTAGAGTAGCTAAAGTTCCTCCATATAAGGAAGAGTGGACTATGTGGGATGAAAATATGTCTTGTTGTGGTGGAGATGGTTTTATTGCAACAGGAAAATCAGTTGCAGACTGCATGGACTGGCTTTGGGCTAATGGTTGGTTCGAGCCAATGAAAGATGGTATTTGTTAAAGGAGGTAACCAATGGGAGATAGAGTAAGTATACAATTTCAAGACAGCGACGGAGATAAATCGCCTGTCTTGTTTCATCATTGGGGGGGAATGCACCTCCCCAAATTTGCATCAGATTGGATTAAAAATTTTAGAAAAAAATTAAATATCCAAGACAATGTAAGTGACCCAATAACTAGAATGGAGGCGAGATCGCTTATTGTTCAGTTTATTGCAGACCTAAAAAGATATAATCATTTTCATGAGTGTATAGGTTTTGAAAAAGATGAGGAGGGTAAATCAATTTATAATATACCGATTTATTCTAATGACCTTGTCTCACATAGCTTGTATCTTGGTAAGAGTGAATATGATGGAGATAATTCTGACAATGGTCATTTTGTTATTGATACAGATACAGGAGACTTTGTAATATAATTATAGAGGAGGGCAATTAAGCCCTCCTTTTTTTTAAAGGAGAATAGATATGAAAAGTGAAAGCAGAATGTTGTTCGCATACCCAGAACATCAAATTGAGATAGAGTGGAATGGTTCAGCAACTTATAATGTTTTTTTCACAGGCACTTCAACAGGAGACGGAGAGAACGTAAACTGTTTTACTGATTATTCAGCGAAGACTATGGAAGAGGCACAAGCCATTGCAGATGAGTGGCTTGAAGAAGAATTAAAAGAAATAGATTGAGGAGGAAAAATGAAAAAAATAATTAGATACATCCTGTGTAAGTTTGGTGTGGTTAAACCACAACCAAGTTTAATATGGAGAAACATCCTAAACAATGAGCATATAGGTGTCATTGGTTATGGGTATTGTAGAAAAGATTTAATCAAAGCAGAAGATAAATGGAGGAGGTAACATGGGTAAGATAGAACATAATTGGATGAGATACAATATAGAGGCAACATCCGAAGAGGTTCTTGATTCTGTCATGGATGTTGTGAATGATATGATAAAAAAACATAACATCAAAATACAGTGGCAAAGTGAGGAACAAGAAGGGTGTTGGTATAAAGTAGATTTTTTTGAGGAGGTAAGATGACTATTGATATAGGTCATAACTGCATTGGGTGTCATGAGGACACCCAGTTCGGTAGTGGGAGGTTTGTTAATAGAATTCCTGCGGAAAATGATGAGTATAATGGTTATTTATGTGTTGATTGCCAGTCAGATAATTGTGACGAGTGTGATAGACTAACACATGAATATTTTCATGATGATGACGGCAATTTTCTATGTGAGGATTGTTATATGGACAAACTTAAAAAGGGTCTAACGAGTGACCATTACGATATATTGGAGGAAGAGGATGAATGAGAAAGAAACATTTTTAATGAATTGTTATGAGAAGGCTTTTGTCATTTACAGTTATGACAAGAACCTACACCTAGCTCATCTAGAAAATTCTGATATGCCATTAAAAGATTTTTTAAAAGCATACAAAGTTAAGATGAGAGAATTAACTGATGAGGAGGTAATATATACACCATGAATAATAAGAATAGAGTAAACAAAATAAAGAAACTGCTTGGTCTTCTCGAGGATGATGAAGCACGAGATGATGAGACACATTACTACAGAGTTGCTGATGCGATATGTGATTTACGGCACTATTGCGATAACCATGCAATAGATTTTGAACAAGAAATTTATATGGCTAATGTTTTTTATAAAGATGAAACAGAGGAGGGGGCTATTTAGCCCTCTTTTTTTTGCTCTATTTCTTTTACTTCTGTAAAGTCAGCGTCAATAATATCTCCATACAGTTTGCGTATATCTTTTAATCTGGATTGTACTTGGTCTAGGCTCATTGAATCAATAGAATTAACCACATGAATGTTTTGTGCATGATTGTAAAATCCTGCCGCCTGACCTCGATTCTTTTCAGCTTGAACGGCTGCACTCCAAGCATTTTTTTCTTCTGCTTTTCTGGACAGTTCATCTAATCTACTGACGTGCCTGTCATAAGTAACGGCAGTTTTGTGTTGCATTTCTTTTTTCATTTCATCGATGTATCTAACAACCTCAGGATGTTTCTGAGGATTTAATAATTCAGACGCTGTTACAGTTGCTCTGCTTTCCCCATATCCTGCACGTTTTGCCGCCTCTGTGGCTGTAATCTTTCCATCATTTGAAACGTATTCATTAACAAATCTAAGTTGTTTTAACGTTAAGCGTTTAGTCATACGCCTATATATAGAAGATATCAAAAGTTAATTCTATTAAAAAATTAAGTAACTCCTGAGAGAACTAAAACGTACTATGAAGGTACTAAGTAAATCATTGTAATATAAAGATTAATTGGTCAAAGTACGTTAGTACGTTGAGTTTCAGAGTTGAAGGATAAAAATTGTACTACTAACTTTTAATTTCTTCTATATGTGTTACTATACATCATGCGAAATTATAAAAAAGAGTACAAAAACTACCATTCCAAGCCAAGTGAACGTAAAAGAAGGTCTTCCAGAAACAAGGCCCGTAGAAAATTAGGCGATAAAAAAGGTTATGACGTTTCGCACCGTGATTCGAACCCCATGAACAATAAAAAAAGCAACCTTAAATATAGTAAACCATCCAAGAACAGGTCATTTAAACGTACAAAAACGGCCCGTGAAGCCTAATCTAAGAAAAACTTAGGATCTTCCGTTACTGGTGCTAAAATTTTTCGAAGTGCCTCATATCCTTGACCGCGAACCGTGTCCCATTCTTCACGAGTATAAGTCCTATCATAATGAGGATTCCAAAACGTCACCGTAATCGTGCCACATTTCGTGCATTCATGTATCCTTTTTACAGGACTATTAGGCAGTATCATGACTACCTCCTTTTCGGTGCAGTATTATATGATGTTTTAAAAGATATGTAAAGCCCCGCAATAAGCACAACCTAATTACGGGGACGGAAAGTTGGTGATTTAACGGGCCAAATATGAATGTTGGGAGTCGAACAACCCGAACCACCTTCGCTTTCACCTCACGGATAAGCTAGATACTTTCCATTTACCTACAAGGTATGTTCTATCCCGACTCTAAAAGGGCGGCTCACCCTTAAACTCTATAACTGGTTTACTCATTCGAAATCGTGTAGTTTTCAAAACATTCCGGGTCAAGCGGTGGTCCGTAGTAGTATGTAACGGCCTTACCTTCGGTCCAGGTTTGGTGGTAGTATTTATCTTCATTGATTTCCCCTTGTGAGTGACAAACCGTACACTGGTTAATGGCTTCCTCACTCTCGAATCTAACTTTAACATATCCATTTCCTTTGCAGTTGTGACATATCACTTCCAACTCCTTTGATGTGTGTCGTAATATCGTATAATTTTTTCATGCTCTGCCCTTCCTCTCTTTGGTATTGTATAAGGAGAATTTTCAGGAGGTTTATAGCCGTTCTTTAGTTTACGCCTATACACGGCTCCTAGTACAGAATTCTTACTACGCCCAAAAATAGTACCAATCTGTGAATACGAATACTTTTCTTTTAGTTTTTCAATCAGATCTAATTCTTTATCTGTATATTTTTTTTCAATTCCACTTCTCATTGTACTTTCTCCCTGTAATATACTTTTTTAAAATCAACTTCGTTAGGACCAACAACTGTAAGAATTGATTCAACAAACTCTAACAAATCAACGTTTGCGTATGCGTTTATTTCGTATCTGTAACCTTTATAAATGCATGCATAAAAAGTGTATGTTATTTCGTGTCCATTAAAATATTCCGTTTCTTTTTCGTTGGTGTTTATTATTTCACAACCTTGAACTGTTAGTTTTTGTATGGGGATTTCTTCCAAACCTTTCCTTTCCATGTCTCTATAGTAATCAATTAACTCCCTTACTGTTTGCTTACTTTTCATTCGTACCTCCTTATTATAATTCTATGCAGTCTTTCCCATTGTAATCTAGTGGCTACTTCTCGACCGTTCCGTGGTTCGCGAAGCGCCTTCAATGATGCTTTTAACTTGCGTAATTTCTTTTCACACTTAGTCATCTTTCTATTCTCCCAGTTTAATTAACACACGGCGTAACCATGAGTCATCTTTTTTTATCTCATAATACAACCAAATGCAATAATCATCATCCCCTGGACATGTTCGCATGAAACTCCAGAACGGGGAAAAGTAAATTAACATCCCCGTAACGATAATCATTGCCAACCATTTATTCACGGCGCTTGACAATTTCCCCTGCAATTGCAGAGTACGCTGCCAGATCAACATAACTATCATGTTTCGTTGCATGCATACTTCTTGCAATCTTTACCAAGCCCATCATAATAGCAACCTGATCAGGACGAACAGGCGTCTCGAGATACGTGGACCATAAATCAGCAATGCGAGTATGATTCACAAGTTTATCACCGTAGTCTTCGTGACGGTCACCCGCCACTAGATCTTTCGCTTCTAATAATATGTCTTCACAAATCACTGAAGCCTCGCTCTCTCTTCTTGCGAACGCATTCTTTTTTCATAATACCCACGCAGTTTTAACATTTCTATTTCATCTTCTCTACCTTGCCACCAACGACCTAAATAAAAAGCAATGCCCCAAGAAATACCTAAACTTACTAAAGTCCAAAAATCAAACATCATGCGGACCCCTCTGGTTTAGACATAGCGAGGTAATGTTCCTCGCCTATCTCGTTTCCTAAATCCCATTGAACGCGTACCCAAACATCAATGTTATCACCACCGTGTTTATCAACGAATTCTTGAGACGTCATCTCTGCAGCATCTTGCTCCATATCCATAAGCCAGTTTTTTACACTACCCATTTTTCTTCTCCTTATGTTTATTTACTAACCATACAATCTGATTACTGATGGAACGTAAATCTTTATCTGCTAACTTCTTAAGATCTTTCCACGTATTAAGTGGAACTGTTACAGACTTATATTTATCCGTGTTCATAAAATTCCTTTCTGGCCAAAAGACCGTGTGTTTATAAAAAGTAACTAATCTATCTTCCATAGCTTTCTCCTTAATATAAAAGACAATATAAGAATTTAATTTATTAAGTCAACCATTCCTTTAATTCTTCGCCTAAAACTTTTGCGGCAATGTCTATTTTATTACGAAGACTCTTAACAATCTTTTCATCGACAGTCTTCTCTGTCATTAAATCAATGTAAGTAACGCTCTTGGTCTGACCAATACGATGCGCTCTATCTTCTGATTGAATTCTTTTTTCTAAATCGTAGTTGTTAGAGTAATAAACAACAGTGCTTGCGGCAGTCAACGTCAAGCCGTAGCCGGCAGTCTGTTGATTACCTACAAAAAATCGCAAGGAATTGTCTGGATCCTGAAAGCGCTTGACAATCTCTTGCCTTTCCTTATCTGGTGTGTCACCAAAATAAGTTGATACACTATCGACCCCGTATTCCTTTTCTATCTCCTGTCTGATGTTACGAATATCTTGTCGATAGTTAGCCCATATAATAACTTTTCCATCTGTTTCAGCAAGTATATTCATTAATTCTTTTATACGATTATTTTTAAATGTCTGGATTTCTCCGTCTTCTCCTGTAAGATGCCCGCAACTAATTTGATGCAGTCGTAATAGTTGTGTCATTACAGTAGGCGCCGTAACCAAACCACCCTTCTCAAGTTCTGCTAAAGCAAACTCTTTCATTGTTGAATACGCTTTCTTTTGTTCGTCTGATAACTCAACAACTCTCTTCGTATAAACTTTAGGTGGTAGATCTAAACAATCTTCTTTCAATACTCTATAGGAATATGGTTCTAATAATCCACTGAGCTCACCCAAGTTTCGGTAACCAACAACTTTATTAAAGATGTGTGTACCAACATTTGTTTTTACCTGAATGCAGTATCTACTTTTAAAACTGTAGTAAGAAGAAAATCCTAAGATCGCCGGATCAAGAAATTCACATTGTGAAAATAAATCAATCGGATCTTTTGTAACAGGAGATCCTGTTAGAATTCTTTTAAACTTCGCAAGTGTACCAAGCTTTAAAATATTTTTTGTTTGTTGTGCTTTTGGATTTTTTATCGTGGTGCTTTCATCTACCGCCATCAATGCACGATGACCATTTAGAAAGCGTTCCGCGAACCGTGCACCTTTAGTCGTACGAAGCGCTTCAACATTCATTAATAATATGTCGAGCGTTAGATCCTTCGGGTCCTTTATAATACTCTCTAATAATTCCTTCTCTGTCTTATTAGGAGTAGGTGTCCACGATACAACATAAGGTTCAACGTGATCAGGCAAGTGATTAGGTATCTCTTGTTTCTCCCAGTTACGATACACGCCCTTTGGTGCAATAATAAGAGCACCATTAATATAGCCTTGGTCATACAACATAGACATATTATCAATGAGAACTTTCGACTTACCTGTTCCCATTTCCATGAATAAACCATAGGATTCTTTCTCCCATGACTTTTCTAATGCAGTTTTTTGATGTGCGTACGGCACAGTTTTAAATGGATAATCCATAGTTTTCTCCTCTAGTTAGTAATTTTTCTTTCTAAGTATGCATTTAATGCTTGATTTATTTTTTTGCAAGGACTAAATGGAGAAGGAGAAAGCTTATGACAGTTTATGTAGTACAAGAAAAACCAGGAGTAGATATGACAGATGCTCTTCGCTTTGGGGATTTCCAAGAGTTATTGCCAAGAAAAGATCAATTAATCATCAGTGCTAAGCCTGTTCTTTTTTCACTGAAGAAAAAATTAGAAAACTTTTCTGACGATGACTATATATTATGTCTAGGCGATCCATCCATCATTGCTGTGGTAGCATCGGTGGCGTCTAAAATGAATAGAGGAAAATATAAACTCTTAAAGTGGGATCGTATGGTAAAAAAATATTATCCCGTGGAGATAGACATTAACTAAATAAATATAGGAGAAAGCTATATGTCACTATTTGAAGATACGAAGAAAAGCATCGATGACTTTAAACAGTCAGGCGATGATCGATTACGAACTTTAGGAGAGCGTTGTGAAGACCTTGAAGAAGTACGTGAAGATATAAAGACAGCGAAAGCAAAACTAAAAGCTTTGGAAGAAGATCAATTCAAATTAGAAAATGAATCTATTCCAACATTGCTAGAGGAATTGAATATGAAGTCTGTCACACTTACAACAGGAACAAAAGTTTCTGTGGAGGAAGTGTATAAGGCACACATAAGTGAAGACAATAAAGCCGATGCGTTTGCATGGTTAAGAGAAAACGGGTTTGACGATATAATTAAAAATGATATTGTCGTGACCTTTGGAAGAGGAGAAGAAGACAATGCTACTGATTTGTATCAGAGATTGCGCGATGAAGGGCAAGCTCCAATACAGAAGAGCGGTGTTCATGCCTCTACCTTAAAAGCTTTTGTTAAGGAGCAAATACAAAAAGGTGTTGATTTGCCTCAAG